AGCATCCAATGATATTTTATCAAAACGTACATCAACTACTGCTTGAGCATTTTTAAGTCCCCCTTTTGAAATATCCTGATTATCATATAATGCTGTAAGTTTGAGTTGTTCTTTTGCTCTTTCTGCTTCTACATCTTTTAAACGTTGTTCGAGTCCCTTTTTAAATATCTCAACTGCATTTTTAGTACGTTCCTCATCGTCTTTTTCTTCGCCATCTGCCAACTTAATAGTTTGTTTTGATGCATCATCCTCTATTTTTCCAACCTGTCTCTCGTAGTCTGCTTTTAATGCAAGACGTTGTTGGTATGTAAGTTTTTCCCAATCAAGTTGTGGGTCACCTGTTATTGGGTCTATTACGTTTTTATTTGTTACTTTTCCGGTAACCCCAACGTCTGCTTTAATAGTTTTATCCTTAAGTTCCTCTAATTTGCGATGGTATTCTAACTCTGCAATTACTTTTAATTCACTTGCATATAATGATGCTGCATCGTAACGTGCTTCCCACGTATGCATCTCATCATCAGCTAATGCTTTTGCACTTTCGGAAAGTTCTTTATGTTGATTTATTAATTCAGTAAACTGTGCAACGTCTTCTGCATTCTCTATATCTTTTAATTGCTTTCTACGACGTTCTGCTTCTTGTTCTTCCTTTTTTGTGTCTACATGATATTTTTCATTAGGGTCAGCCATTGGGTTTAATGTTCTTGAATTTTCATCGATTGCCCCTTGAACTGCATCTACTGAACGTTGTCCTGTAAGATACTTTCCGTATGCAGTTTTATCTTGATTACGTGATGCAATAACTATATTTTTAAATGTAGTATCACTTCTATTTCCTAACGTATTTATTGTATAATCATAGCCATCTTGTAACTGTTTATATGTTATATCAATTGCTTTTAATATACCAGTTAAACTACTTCTTGACTCTCTCAAACGTACTGCTAAATCATCTGTATTTTTTCCTGCGTCTGTATCTTTATCAATACGTTTTGACATTGCATCTATCTGACTTATTAGCTGTTTTGCAGTAGCATTTTCCGTTGATAAACGTTCATGTGCTTCTGTAATTTGATCAACACCAGTACCAACATGTCCACGTTCTCCCCAACTTAACTCTGATACACCTTTCTTAAGAGTATTATCAATTCTATTACGTGTTTTTTCGAGGTTATCTGCTGATCTTTGCCATATTGCAATTTCTTTTTTTGATAACGCATCACGTGTATCAAGTATAACTTGAAATTCTTTATTTGCTGCATCTTCATCTCCCAATAAACTTCTATACGTGTTTCCTAACGCATTTAATACGTTAGATGCATTCTTTGCTTTTGCTGTAATCTGATCTTGATTTACTAAATCAGTAGCATAGTTTGAACTTCCTTCTTCATTTTGTAATTTTTTATAACGTTCCATAGTAAGAGCATTTAATCCATCTCTTATGGTACGTATAGTATCACGTATAAATGGGGTGTTTTCTCTGAAACTCAACCACCAACCATCCCACGATGCTTTAAGTAATTTCATGTCACCTTCTAATGTATCAAGACGTGTTCCTCTCATTACATCAAGTGCACCAGTTAATTGTGATATACTATCACGTAATACAATTATCTGTTCAGCGTTCTGAATTAATACAGCCAGAGCATTAACAGCACGTTTATCTGTTAACTGGAACATATCTGCTAAATCAACACCTTTATTACGTAAAGCAATAAATGCTTTTGATATACTTTCAGCATCCATTGTTGTACCCTTCATTTCCTTACCTAATTTCTTACTGTCATCAGCAAGATATAAAAAGATATTACGTAAAGCTGTTGCAGAACGTGAAGCATCCAAACCAGAATTACTTAAAACACCTAATAATGAAAGTGTGTCTTTTAATGGAACGTGAGCCATAGATGCAGAAGCACCTACTATACCAATAGCTTGATGTAAGAAGTTAAAGTCCATTGCTGTTCTATTTGCAGCGATGGTAAGCATTGAGAGTACACGATCTGTTTCACTTGATGATAAATTAAATGCACGTAATGTAACACCAGCAACTTCTGCTGCTGCCGATAGAGACGTATTCATTGCAGTGGCAAAACCAAGTAATGATTTTGTCATGTTTAAAATGGTTTGTTGTGAGAAACCTAAATACGCTAACTGTGTTTGTGCTTCTGTTACTGCTGTAGCTCCCCACTCTGTAGTACGTCCTAATAATAGAGATTGTTCTTGAAGTGCACGTGTTTCACGTGTTGTAACACCTAAGATGGATGCAAGATTGGCATTTGCTTGTTCGTAGTTTTTAATTACGTCTATACCATATTTTACACTATTAGTGAATACTTTAAATGCTTCAACTCCAGCCATAACACCTACACCAACCATACCAAAACCAGTTGTGAAACGTGATAGACCGGGAATTAATGCTGCTAATCCTCTGCCATAGTCACCTACATGACGTGTATGATTACCAATTAAATCATCTGATGCTTTAAGTTCCTTATCTAATTTTTGTATTATTGGTACAAGTTCTGCCCTGATTGCAGAACTAACGTTCATATATTTTTCTTTTAGCTGTGCAAGAGTAGCTGCTTTTGCACGTAATGTTTGCTCCTCTTTCCCGTTAACCATGATAGTCCCATTCTGAACCTCGATTTGACGTTTAATTTCCTGAGCAAGTTGACGTGTTGCATTCATGTTTCCAATCTTTGCACGTGTAGCTGTTTCAACCTGTCTCGATTCTGCTGCTTCTGTTGTAACAGCATTTTTTATTTCAGCACTAAGATTACGTTGAGATTCTTTTAAACGTTCTAAGGTAAGAAGTTCTTCTTTATTTGTTGCAGCCAGTTTATTACGTACTGCCTGTATTTGTTCTTGAATGGTGTTATATTTTTTAATTTCGTTGCCACCTTGCTCAATTATCTGATTATATTTTGAAAATGCTTCAATCATATTCTTCACGTCCTTACTACCAGCACCCATAGATGTGTATGTAGCACGAACTTGTTCCATGATAGGGGCAAACGCACGTTGGGTATCCTCTAATGTAGATATAAGAAGTTTTAGCTCATCTACAACTCCTTCACCTACTAACGATGAAATTTTCTGTTCGTCCATTGTATTTATTTTTTAGAGTCCAACGTTTCTTGATATGTTCGCATACGGTTGACATATTCTGCGACTACAGCACAGTTAGTTTCAAACGTGATACCAAACTTTAAAAATTGAGAAATACTTGCGAGTAACTTTATAAATGGCTTTTTTGTTAGAGGTTCTTGAGCTTTTGTATCTACGTTGCTTTTAGTGATAGCTTCTTCCTCATTTATGTCAAACTGTGTCAGCGAAATTGCAGATTTTATTTGATCTATAATTACTTCAAGTTCTTTCGATGTAGATGGATAGGATGTGTTCTTAGGTATAACACGTATTTGGATTAGATAATCAAAAGTATTGCTGTCGTACATAACACTTAAAATACGTTCTGATAAATTCAAACTTAAGAGTTTTAAATTTAAACGCATTAATTTATACTGACTACTCATATTTGCGATGTGGGTATAGTCCCCAGTCATGTCAGCAAATTCAGCCATTATAAGTGTACGTGCATTAACTTTTTCTGTATCCGTAGCTTCTTCCGAGATGGTAAGTGGTCGATAGTCACCTAACACTATATCAACGTATTCTCCGAATGTAAATTCATACACAGAATCTTTTACATGTTTATCCGATATAGGCGACGATTGTTCCACGTTGTTCTTTGTTTTTATTTCTACACCCTAAACATTCAGGGTAGTATATTCCGTTATCTTCAATAACTACAAACGTTTTATTATCTGCTTCTGCTTCAATCTTTGCCAGATTAATAGCTTTCATCAATTCTGATTCATTTGTTATTGGAATCAATCCATTACACGTACTACATGACATAGTGATTATTTTAGGTTATTCCAGTAGTCTATTAAATCTGGTTTAGCATAATTGTCCCAGATGTATTTGAAGGCTTTTGGACTTAATCCTGTAGCTGTTGGATATTTGTTTTCAACGTTAGGTGCTTTAGACCATGAACTATGAATACGTAATGTTTCATCTGCAACTTCAACTTTTAGCTGTCTATAAAACTGACTTTTTCTTACGGTATCTGAATATATAAGATTTGGTGTATGCCCACCATTACGTCCAAATATATCATAACGTTTAAGTCCCTCGTGTAAAGCTGATTTTTTTATTTTACGCTGTCTGTAACGTTCTGCTGATTCTCTTGATTTAAAAAAAGGGTCGTTTAAATACGATGGTGTTAACCATTTACCGTTTGCATCTTGACCTGACAAAAGTTGACTTTCTTGAAGGTCTAAAACTACCTTCTTATTTTCACGTAAAGTTTGAGCGATTTTCTTTTTAAATCCTCGCTCAAACTTCTGTGCTTTGTTCAACATCTGTCCGATGGTCATTGTATTGACTACGTATTAAAACATTAAAGAAGGAACTGCATTCCCGATGAACCCTTTAAATGATGGTATATCTACACCTGCACCAGAGAAAAGGTTTGGATTCAACGTAACAGGCGATACAAAACCGTTTTCGGCAAACCCTACAAAAGAGAATAAGTCGGTTTCAGCATCGTATGTAAGTGTGCTGTCATATGCAACATCATTCACCATAAATAAACCAACGTTTGCAACAAAAAGAGCTGCTAATGCTGCATTATTTTTTGTAATACTTCTGCCACCGCAAGAAGCTACAATACGTGCAGTTGCATCTGCTTTGCTTACTACTACAAGGGATAGTTCACGTAATACATCCAATTCGTCTTCAATACCAACAGAGATTTCCATGTCACGTTCTTTTTTAAATGTGTTGGCATAGTTGATTTGCAGTATAATTGCTGCCGACTGTGCACCTGTATTTTCTCTCGGTGTAACAGTAACAGAACATTTATAACCACGTATCAAACCTTTTTTGGTTAGTGCCCCATACATTGTATCATTTTCGTCAACTTTGAAAACCCGGATTTCACGTTCTTCAAGTTGTAAAAGTTGTTTGTAAAGACATTCTCCACCATCAACAATAATGTACTTTTCTACGTAAGGTGTGATGCCCGATGGGATACCAGAGCCAAAACCTTCCTGTTTGATATTAGGTTCACCACCTGATGGTTCAAAATTTACTATGTTTGGATACGTAGGAAACAGGAGTGGGGATTTTGGTGCTCTTGTACCTGCTGTTGTATCAAAACAAACCTGTGCTTTTAATAAATCAACAATATCCGATCTGTTTGTTATACCATCGATAGCTACGTTGATAGAGTGATCAATACCTGCGAAAATAAAGCCTTTTGGTAGACCTTTGAATTTTCCACATGCTTCTACTCCTAATGCAACCAATACGTTCTCAACGCACGGGTCATCTAAAAATAAAGGTGTTAGTTTCATAAAATTTACGTTTTATTTGTTGTTGGTTTTTAATATGGGTTTCTTCTTTGCCACGTTTATTTCGGGTTTAAATGACATTGTCTTTAATACATTATCAACTACATTTGTAACTGACGTAGTATTTTTACCGTTGGACACAGAAGTTATAATGTGCTTTTTAGCTTCTTCTTCTGTTAATGCTTCAAGATGTTTGTGATTGAATGATGCAGTAACACTTCCTACTATAATTAATACACGTTTTGACATATGCTTATATTTATGCAATGATTACTATGTCTTCTATGATTACACTCATTTTAAGTGACACAAGTTGATTACAAAATGCTGTATTAATCACAGAACCAACTAAATTTAGAGAACGTAATTTAACTCCATCTGCTGGTGTTATGGCTGGAACTGTAAATGTAACGCTGTCAATTGTACTTGACATTAACGTTGGTGTTTTCCACACATTATCTACCCATATATTTATGCTGTCTTTAGTAACAGATGATAATAAAGACGTAACATTAATACCAGAACATTGAGTAAAAAGTCCTGCTTTTATACTTGTGATATTAGTTACAGCATCATATGTGATGTCTAATACTCTCCAATTGATAGCACGTAGACCTACTAAACTATCCGATACTTTAAATGATGTTATATTTTGTAATTCAGTTGCATAACTACTACTATAAAGCAAGTGTAATTTAACTGCTGGTGTTGTAGTACCAACGTTTTTTCTATATGCAACTCCGAAGTTTATTGCAAAGCCACGTACTGTTCCATCATCGAGCATTACTCCATATGCGTTGTAGTTTTGATCAACAAAATATACACGCATATCACGTCCATGTAATGCTGTTAATTGTTTATATAAACAAAGTCCGCCTTTGATAAATGTTAGTATTTCTGAATATGGATTTAAACCATTAATACTACCAGAACCAAAACCTTCTTGTGATACACGTGCATCACCACCCGAAGGCTCTAAATTTACCATGCCTTCCATTATTGGAAATACTTTGGTGTCTCCTTGTTCTAATGCTGCTGATTTTAATAGTCTATCAGCAACGTCTTCATCTACGTTTGATAAGATATAATCAGAATTTGTCAGAATTACGCCAATGGGCTGTTTCTCAAACGTTTCACAGTTATCTAAACCCACGTAGGGAGATACTGTCTGTGCATTATTAATAATTTGTCCTTGCATATGATTAATTTTTTAAAGTTTAAATGCTGTCTGTAACAAGTTCTGCTTCACGTTCAATAGTATCAACATCATCTTGACAAAGATTTCTTTTTAATAGCGGATGTAAATCCGTGATCTGAATTAAATCAACATACCAACCATATTGTGCTCGTATGTTTTTATGAAGAGATGTTCCAGTAGTGAATACTTTCATACGTGTAAAATCTAAGCCTTCCATTGGAATTTGAAACCAACCACACGTTAATAGTTGCTTCATAAACTCATTGTATATTGGTTCAAGTATGTATTTATGAACTTTTCTGTTACGTTGTTCTGTTGTCCATGCTGAATCTACAGGACATGCGATAGATAGATCGTAATCAAATTGTGTTAAACCATCTTTTCCTACTCCGTGTGTTTCTACTACTGACTGATAGTTTAATATACACGGGAATAACTTACTTCCTGAACGTTCATCTTTTGCAATGGTCTCAAAATAGTTCTGTATTTCGTTTTGTGTTCCTACTATATGCCAAAGATGCATCACGTCTTCATTGTCAAAGATCATATTTGCATACTTATAGTTATATATTGCATTAAGATAAAACGATGTATGTGTTTCACCAGCAACTTTTTTATTAAGTGCTTGACGTGTACGATATATAAGTGCTCCTATTATGTCTACGTGCGATACCATAATTACATATTAAATGAGTTTATAGTTTCGGTCAGATTTTTATGATTCTGGTATGGAATTACATACCCTGTAAATACATCTTTATGTGCATAAATAAAAGTGACAACACCTTTATTCATTTGAACCATGTTATTCCACGTAGTTATTAGCTTATTTCGTAGTGTTACTGTTTTTAAGAATTTGTCTGCTTCATATGCACTTGTAGCACGTGAAAAATTCAAATCAGCTTCACCCATTGATGTTGTATTATTATTGCCATCCTTTGTTATGTGATACCAAACGTAATTGGCTACAGGACTTGTTTTTTGATTTCCAGTATATGAAAGTACAACATTAAGTACCTTACATATTTTTTCTTCTGGAATACTTATATGATGTACTTCTTTTATAGTTATTGGGTCAACAATATCACCTGATACGTAATAACTATAAGTATTATTTGATCGTATTTTGAATTTTAATTTTACATTATCTTTTACAAACTCTATTCTACGTATTAATCCAAAACGTTCATCCGTTGTTGGTGCACATAAATTTGAAGTTAATTTTGAAAATAATAAGTCAAAGTTAATTTCAGATTCTATCCACACGTTCTTTTCTGTGCTATCATCTATTATTAATATATCTGTTTCGACCTCATCTGTGTCTAATATATAATCAAACCATGAGGATAAAATGTCATTGCAAAGATCATCTCCAAACATAAAACGTAAATACTCTGCTGCTTTCTCATCTATGTACGTCTCCAGATTAGTTTCACCAACTGACTGAATCATTTTAGCCATACCATAACTCTCCATCTCCTCACCCATACGTGATACGGGTAGTTGTGGTAGTGATATAGCACCTGTAAAATATGTGTCTAAATTTAAAAACATGGTATTTACGTTTTAGTGTTCACAACAATTTAATACTTACTTAAGAGCCGGGTTTTTAAATTCCGGAGCAACGGGTGCTTCTTTGGTTGCACGTCCTGATGCAATTAATTTTTCTGCTAACAATGCACTTGCTTCAAATGCTTCACCAACGTTATGATGGTTACTTTTTTCAGTTCCGTACAACGTAACCCTTGCTTTAGGGTTTACAATTTTCAGATTCTTGTCTGCCATTGTGTTTAATTATTAATTTGGTTTATAATGTTAAGCACTACGCTCATAACGTAGTGCTTTCCGGTTTAATTATTATACTTCTTCTTTTGCTAATGCTTCTTTCACGGTTGAAAAAGAATCATACAGGGCTGCTGTTTCGTTCATTTGATCGTGATAAGCAAAAAATTCTTGGTCAAGTGATAACGTAATTGCACCCATTTCATAATCCGATTTGTAAGTGATTTCAGGTGCAAGAGCTGTTCCTAAGTTTACCTGATTAACACCCCAACCTGTTGATACTTTTACACCACCTTTATTTTTTACAATATATTTGGATGTGTCCAACATTAAGTACTTATCAGGTAATATGAACGTTGATTCAACAATTGTTAAACTCTTTAATAACGCATCAATTTCCTGTTTCATGTAGTTATCATTCTTATCTTTGGTCAAATCAAGCATCGCTGCATCGGCTGGACTTAAAATAAGTAAATCAGCAATTTGATGATTATTACGTAATTGAAGAATAGAAGCACGTATAGCATCTCCGTTATTTGGTGCTACTATCTTACCATCTAATCCCGTACCTGCATAAGCGGATGCCCAATTTGTGACACCTTCTGGTTCACCGTTGTC